AGCCTTGACGGAGGCGGCATACACCGGGAGGGGGTAGGTGCGCGTCTTGTCGGTCTTCACGAAGAGGATGGAGGACGCGTGGCGGTTGCGGGTCTCTTCGTCCAGTTCGAACCACTTTTCCTCAAGGCCGGGGATGAAGGCCGGATAGACGATGACATCCTTCTTGCCGTACTTCTTGCCCCATTCCTCGCAGTAGTAGAACACATCGCACTCCTTGTTGGCGCGGAGGTAGCGGATCGGAGTGTAGTAGACCTCGCAGGGCCGTCCGTCCCTTCCACGGATGACCTGGAGCGCGAAGCCGCCTATCCGCATCTCGTCACGGGAGATGTCTTCCACTTGCTCCGAAATCATATCGCCCCGTCCGTTCATCTGCCCTGCATCCCAAGCGGGGTTGAGGGGGAGGATGGTGATGTCATCGCCCGCGATGAAGTCCACCGTGCCGTTGATGATGGCGTTCAGGGTGGGGACGGATTCGGAAAGCGCACAAAGGTAGTCCGGGTATGAGTTGTTGTCACCCCATTCGATGTAGTCCTTGCCGTGGATGGCCGTCTCCTTCGGTGAGACGATGTGCGATTCAATGTACGGATCGAGTGCCGCGAAGGACACATTCGCCCGCACCTTGTCAGCTTTGGTACTGTTCATATTCTATCTCTTTGTTGTATTCTTCGGTCTGCAACCCGTTGTCCCGCACCACCAGTAATCCGGTGGAGAGGGCATCCCCGTCTGCCGTCAGTTCGTACTGGTACTCGCCCGGTGTCACTCCCTCCGGAAGGGTCAACGCCACATTGAAGTAGAGTTTGAGGATTCCCATATCAATGACGAGGGCGTTCACCACGGTGTCAAGGTCTACCGTGGACTTCATCGCGAAGCGGATGGTCGCACCCTCCGGCACTTCCGTGTCGCGGGGTACATACGCGACTTGCGCGTCCGTTGTGTTGCTCAAGTAAATCATCTTGCCGTCAAATATACTTTCGCGGATTTTCGTAAAAACAAAGACTCCCCACCGATTCCGGCAGGGAGTACTGGGTTGGAGGATGGGGATGGTTTAGGTGGTCGGGGTGGCCGTGCAGGTCATCGGGAGTTCTCCCGCGATGTCCTGGAGGACAACGGTGTAGCCGTTGCGGTCTCCCCTCTGCGTTCCGGTCTGGCCGTCCGATCCGGCGGTGAGACGGACACCTTCCTCATAGCCGAGATACCACATCGTGCCGTTGTTGTCTTCCACAACAACCACCATTTCGGTCTGCGCGAGTGCGACAATCTCAAGCCGCTTGGTTGCGTCCATCTTGTTGAACACCATCGTCAGGAGGGTCTCCACATACTTCGTCCCGTTCTCCGGACTGACATTCCAGTTGGAGGTGAAGGAGGAAGTGTTGGGGGAGAAGGCGTACTTGTAGAACTTCTTTCCCGCTTCCATCGTGATGGCGGTCACAACACCGGAGGTGACGGTCACGGAAGCCACATCAGCGAAGTTCGCGATGTAGACCTCCTTGATGCCTCCCATATTGGAGGAACAGTCGCGGGCGATACCCGCAAGGGTCTGTGAGCAAGCCATATTGCGTTCGTTTTTAGGCGTTAAATGATGGAGGGCGGGTGTTGCCCCACCCTCCGGGATTCAGTCGCTTGTGGCGAAGATGTGGGGTTTACTCACCACCACCGTCATCGGCCGCGGGGGCGGCACACGGGCAAGCACCCATCGGAACGGGGGCATCGTCCATCGTACCGACCGAGATGAGTTCGGAGAAGTGGTAGGCCACACCGGAGTTCCACTTCACTTCGTAGCGGAACATACGGTTATCGGAACTCCACCAGATGTCAACGGCCTCGTTGTCATTCTCCATATCGCAGCCGTAGACGAGGTTGTCCGCGAAGGTTCCCACGATGGCGTTGGTGGAGGCGAGACCCGCAGTCTTGATGACGCGGACATCCGTGCCGGGGAGAAGGATTTCCTCCGGGTTGCCGTTGCCCATATCGTAGTGGTAGTAGTTGAGAACCACCAGGTCATTGAGCAGGGCGCGGAAGATGGCGGGATCGACGAAGATGACACCGCCCTTCTCCAGGGCCTCTTCCGGCATAGAGAAGTAGACGGCCTTGACTGCGTCATAGGCGGCGGTCACACCCGTGAGGGTCACGGCCACCACATTGGCATCGGCCGTGAACTGGGTCAGGAAGCCGTCAATGAGGTCGGAACTTCCCGTGTCACCCTGCCAGATGAGTTTCTCGATGCCCTTGTTAATCTGGCCGATGAGGGTGTCCACGATGTACTGTTCGAACGGCAGCTCGTTCTCCGTGGCGCGGATGCGGACGAGATACTCCGCATACTTGCCGAGCAGGGTTTCGGGGCAAATCTGGCCGTCCACCTTGATGGCCGCGGTGTTGATGACCTTGTTGGCGAGGGCGATTTCGTCAAGCGGGTTGAAACCGCAAGAGGAACCATCCTGGAAGGCGGCCTCCAGGTGGAGGTAGTTGAGGTACGCATCCTTCTTGATGCCAGTCTGGATGCCGATGCGCCCACGGGTTCCGGTGTTCGGAAGGCCGAAGGAGGCGATGATGAGGTCACGGTTGGTGGCCACATAGTCGGCCAGTCCGGTGACGAGGAAGTTGGTAACAGCCATAGTTGTATGAATTTTTAAGGGTTTTCTGCGCTTGAAATATCGTATTGCGATAAGCCGTAAGAAAATGCTACTTGCGGAGCATTTCAGCGAGTCGGTCAAGGCCCTTGATTCCGGTCTTCTGCGCGGTCGCGGATGCCTTCACCTCTTCGTGCGCGGGTTCCGCGAGGGGCATCTTGGAGAGTTCTTCGACCTTCTTGGAAAGGGTCTCCACCTGGGAGCGGAGTTCCGCGTTCTCCTTGCGGAGGTCTTCCACTTCGGGGGCCTCTTCGGGTGCGACTTCGGCTTCCGGATCGCGAATCTCCGCGACCTTGCCTTCGACCACCACGATGGTCTTGCCGTCCTCCGTCTTGTACTCACCGTCCGGGGCGGGAACGAGACCCTCTTCGCCTTCCACGAAGACGGCATCACCGGCCTTCAGGTCTTCCTCGCCTTCCCACACCAGTTCACCGCCATCGGTGGCGATGCGTCCGAAAGCCTCTTCCGGCTCTTCGTTGGCGGGTGCTTCCTCCGGGGCAACCTCTGCCTCCGGGTCGCGGATTTCGGACACCTTGCCGTCCACCACTACGATGGTCTTGTTGTCCGAAGTGATGTAGTCACCATCCGGGGCCGCCTCGCGGTTGCCCTCCTGGTCTTCAATGTACACGGCATCGCCCTCCTTGAGGTCTTCCTCACCATCCCAGGCGAGAACGCCCTTGTCGGTGGTGACATTGCCGAAAACGGCCAGCAGCTTCGCAAGCGCGGCACGGAAACGATTGATTTTACTCATATTGCTTTTGATAAAGGATTTGAAAATTCTTGAGAACTGGCCGTCAAGGTCATCAACAATCTCTTCCACGGTCTGCTTGTCCCGCTCCGGGGTGAGGTCGAACATACCCTCAAGGGAGAACCCCTTGTATGTTCCGTCCTTCACCGCCTTCCAGACATCGTCATTGAGGATGTGGAACTCCGCGAAGAGGGAGCCGTCCGCAATGTCATCGAAGCCGGAGACGGAGACCCCGTCACCCTTGATGAACCATTGCACCATCTGCACCCCGTCCACATCGGTGGAGTGCATCACATTGACATCGTTCTGCCGGGATTCGGCAAGGTACTTCTCTGCCATCACGCGGATGGTCTCCGGCTTGTAGATGATGTAGTATTCACCGAGCCGGTCATCCCTGCGGTAGATGGGGAAGTCGGCCCGCATCACAACGCCACGGACAAGCCTCTTCTCGTCATCGGTGACGGAGTACATCTGCATCTTGCGGATGTTGTCGAAGGCGAGGAAGTCCGACATCACGGCCGGATCGTCCACCAACGAAATCTTCATCATCCCGGTCTCTTCGTCCGTGATGAGCGCATCAAATACGGGTATCCCCCCAATAGTGACCATAGACAGTTCGCTTTTTGGGGGGATATATCGTTTTGCGAAAAATCGTAAGATTTAGAAGGAAGACTCTTCCACCTGAACCTTCGATGCGAGTGCGGAAGCCTCCAGTTCGCTTTGCAGAATGTACACCGGATTCGGCTCCATAGCGCGGTTCAAGGCCGCTTCCGTGCTTGCTCCGCTCACCACGGTTGTGGTCGGTACTGCGGTGTCAAGGGATGGCGCGGACACCGTGGGAGTCTCCGGAGCCTGGGTGGACGGGGTGGAATCCTTCGACACATTGGTGGCGCGAATCTTCGCGATGTTCGCCAGTCCGGCCGCGATGACGGCCGCCGCGTTGATGGCTCCCACGATAGGCCCCGCGATAGGCCCCAGTTGTTGTGCCGTGGAGAAGGCCGTGACCGCACCGGAAATCATATCAATGGTCGCGGACGCGATGCGTAGGTTCTTGGCCGACTTGCCCTCGTTCTCCATCAGGTCTGCGAGGCTTGAGGTGAGGGAGGACACACCGGACGCGTAGGCTTGCATCGTGTCCATCTTCTGCTTGGCCGCCTCCTTCGCCATCTTCACCTCCATCTCCCTCGCCCGTTCCTCCGCTTGCATCTCTTCCTCAAGGGCGGCTATGTACTGTTCCACCTCCGCTTCGATGAGGGCGTTCTGCTCGTCAATCACTCCCTGCATCTCCTTGTCGAAGGAATACTTCTCCCGCATCTTGGAGAGCATCTTGGACATAGCCTTCTCCCAAATCTTCTCAAGATCGTCTGCGGTCATCAGTTCCTCTTCAAGGTCTTTCTTGATGTCCTTCGCGACCTCCTTTCCCGGCTTGCGGGACTTCGCACCCGCCACGATGGTGTCCGCGAATGTCACACCGGACTGGTAGTTCTCCTTGAAGGCCACGCCCGCCTTCATCTCTTGGCCGAAGGCTTTGGCCGCGTTTCCGATGCCCTTCACGCCTTCCTCCTTGAACACCTTGATTGCTTCCACGATGCCCTTGAACGGGGCGATGACGAACTTGAGGATGGCGTTGCCCACGCCCATCACGCCCTGGATGATTTGGTTGAGGATGCCGGAGGACGAGAGGAACGAGGCGGCCTGGGTGATGAGGTCACCCACATACTCCACCACATCCTGAAGGATGCCGGAGAAGAAGTCCATCACGGGTTTGAGCGCATCCAACAGCTTCTTCACCCCCGCGAGTGCCTTGTCATTCTCCTTCACGCCCTGCGCGATTTCGGAGATGAGCGGAGCCAACAGTCCCAGTATTCCGAGGATCGGTTGCTTGCCCATCAAACCGAGGGACTTCGTCACATCGTCCATCGGCCCCTTGATGGCGTTCAGTCCGGAAGGGAGGTCTTTGATGATTTCCTTCATCGGTGCGGTGACCTGGTTGAAGTAGTCTCCCACATTCCGTTGGAAGTCCCCCTTCATCGCGTCCATCCGCTTCAACTCATCGTTTATCGCCTTGATGCGACCTCCCACATCGGCCCGTTCCGCTTCGGTGGTGGCCGCACGGAACTCCCTCTTGAGGTTGGCCATCTGGTTGACGAGGGAGTTGTAGGATGTACCCTCCTGGTCGATGGCATCCTTGAGGTGTTCCGCAGTCGCGGTTGTGCCGTTCATCGCGGCACGGAGAAGGTTCTGCCCCTCGATCACTTGCTTGAGCTGCGCCTGGTACTCCTTGCTTCCGAGGTTCAATGTGGCGAGGTTGTCCTTCGCCTTCTTTATCTGCTCCTTGAGGTCATTGAGATTCGCGACCGCATCAACGGTCACAATCTTGACATCTACTTGTCCGTCTGCCATATCAGTTCGTAGTATAGTTGGTTGTTGACTGCACCTTCACGAACTCGCACTTCGTGCATCCGGAGGTGGTCAATGAGTGGTCAATAATCTTGTTCAACGCCCAGATGGCCCCGTCAAAGGCGTAGAATTGCCGGAAGAGGTTCTCGTCCACCTTCATCCCACGGAAGTCCACATAGCAAGTCACCACGGCACTATCGTCATCGTAGCGGTCACCGATGTACTTCTCCCAGTACTGGGCGAAGACCGCACTACCGGCTCCGAAGGTGATGCTTGGAATCTGCGCCTCAAGGGGGTCACCGAAGTCAAGGGACTTGGACACGGACGAACCGCTCATCAGGTAGCGCGAGAACTTGGGCATCCCCGCAAGGAGCCAGTCCGAATCGTAGTCGCAGTAGCCGGGCATCCAACAAGGGTTGTTGCCGTTCATTGACATCATCTCACGCGTATCGTCCGAAAGGGTGATGTGTCCCGATGCGGGCGTGTACATCCCATCGTAGAAGACGAGGGTGTCCCGCTCGTCAATGTGGCCGTTGTCCTTCCCGTGGAACTGGAGTTTCGGCTTGTCATCGTGCATCGGAAGGGAGGTGTTGAGCCAGGTCTTGCCGAAGCCGATTGCGCTTGGTAGGTCATAGGACTTGGACTCTCCACCCTTGTACAGTTCGTACTTGCCACCACCGAGGAAGACCGCAGGGATCGGAGTGGAGCCGTCAACGAGGTCGCAGAAGAACTTGGAGGTCTCAAGCACTTCCACGCCACCGGAGAAGAGGATGCCGTCAGTCATAGACCTTTCGGCCGCATCGAACCCGTACCCGGTGTTCACGCGGAACTCCCCGTAGGGCCGTCCGTACTTGTTCGCGTAGTACTCCGCGAAGTCCCCCTGGAACCCGTTGCGCCACGCGTACCACCTCGCATCGAACGAGAACGGCTTCTTGGAGATTTCCTTCCCCCGGTCTATCCGTCCGTTGATGTCCACCGTCCCCCCGTTGTAGAGGTTCTTGCGGAGTAGGATGTCCACCACCTTCGCGTCCTTGTGGCACACCAACTGGAGGCCAAACATCTTGCAGTAGGAAAGGAGGTAGTCCGCAGGGGTGTTGCCACCGGAAAGGAGGGCGGCCTTCGTGATGGTCGCGCCAGTCCTTGCCGTGGACGAGGTGGAGAGGTCATAGTCAATCGTGCTTCCGGAGAGTTCGATGTCGCAACGGAAGAACTCGCCATCGTTCATATCGTAGGAGTACTCCGGCCACATCTTGTATTCATCGGCAGACCCGTTGAGGTGTCCCCACGCGATGCCCTTCTGCGAGTAGTTCACCGTCACCTTCGCAAGGCCGTACTCCTGGATGGTGAAGTGCGGTGCGTAGGCCGTGCCGTTCTTGATGAGGGTGAAGCCTTCGTAGACACCGTCAATGATGACATCCATCTGCGGATAGTACTCCGGGGGTTGCTTCGTGGACACCCTCCAGGTGAACTGACGGAGTACCACATCGTTCGCGTCCTTCGCGATGACCTCAAACTCAAGCCAGTTCAGGTAGTAGCCGGGCGAATCGTCCGGGGACATACCCGCGGCCCAGTCATCCTCAAGGTCAAGTTTGTACATCGTGTTCGCGAGTGTTCCACCGGAGCCGACCATA